AAACGCCGACGTTGACGCAAAACGGCAATCTGCAAGTTAGCGGCAGCATCACCGCCAGCGGCGACGTCATCGGCAACGGAATCAGTCTCGATAAGCATGTACATGGTGGTGTGCAATCAGGCGGCAGCATGACCGCAACACCGCAAGGATAAACACAGGGATACATTCATGGCAGGAGAATTTCATTGGTATGGCCTCGATATCCAATTCGCGGCCAGCGGCGATGACGCGTCCGCATCCGGCATCCTCGAAATCAATCAACGCATTTTGCGTGAATTGATGACGGCGCCAGGCGATTACGTCTGGCAACCGGATTACGGTGCCGGATTGGGACGCTATATCGGACAGGCACTATCGGCGGCGAAGTTTGCGGAATTGAAAGCACTGATCACTTCCATCGTCGCCAAGCAAGCAGACGTGCAACGGCAACCAGCGCCGCAGGTGACGTTTCAATCCGATGCGACGGGGCTGTTGTCGACGCAGATCATCTATGTGTATGCACCGACCAGGCAACCTGTGACCATTGTTGCTCCACCACCTTCAATCACAACGTAGACGATGGCAATTAATACCTTATCTTTCACGACACTGGTGCGTCAGCAGGTGGCAGCGATTCAAGCTGCCTGCTCTTCCGTGTTGACTTTCGTGGTCGGCTCGTTGGAATTGGCGCGGGTGCAGGCCATTGCAGGTGTATCGATGTGGCTGCAATCGCTGGTGATGCAATTGCTGACAACCACGCGTTTGTCGACATCAAGCGGTAGTGATGTTGACAGCTTCGTCGGCGATTTTGGCCTGACGCGCGAAGCTGCAGTTCAGGCAAGCGGCACCGTGATCTTTTCGCGGTTCACGCCCACCAACGCGGCGACGATTGCTGTCGGTTCCACGGTGGCGACGTCCGACGGCACGCAATCGTTTGTTGTAATCGCAGACAGCACACAACCCTTGTTCAACGCGACGCTTAATGCATACGTGATACCGGCCACGGTCACAAGCGGCAACGTGACGGTGCAGGCTGCGAATGCAGGATCGCAAGGCAATGTGCTGGCTAATACGGTGACTGTCATCTCGTCGGCGATTGTTGGTGTCGACACGGTGGCTAATCCCAATGCCTTTATCAACGGCGTCGATCAGGAAAGCGACACAGCTTTACGTGCGCGGTTTCTCTTGTACATACAGGGGTTAAGGCAAGGCATCAAGTCAGCGGTCGGATCGGCAATTGCGAATCTTCAGCAGGGGATTCAGTACGACCTGGTTGAAAATCTTTCGTATGGTGGTGCGTCGCAGCCGGGATATTTTTATGTCGTGATCAATCCCGGCACAGCGTCGGAAATCGCGGCAGTGTACGCTGCCATCGATGCGATTCGTCCTTTGGGTGTGAGCTTCGGCGTCTTCGCTGCGACATCACTGACGGCGAATATCGCGATGCTCGTCACGGCCGCGCCCGGCTCTACCAATGCACAAGTCGCCTCGGCGATCACGACGGCGATCCAGCAATTCATTGCATCGCTGCCTTTGGGACAATCGCTGTATTGGTCGCAACTGTATGCGATTGCGTATGGCGCGCCGGGTGTCGTTGAGGTCAGCGGCATGCAGTTAAACGGCAGTACCAGTGATCTTGTGGTGACGGCGCAGCAGTACATCGTCTGCGGCAACGTCACCGTCAATCCTTGAGAGGAGTTCATGCGTAACTTGGTTTTATTATTTGTCACGGCATTGTCGGGCGTTGCTTTCGCGGCGGGATCGACAATCAACACCTCCATACCCGCACCCAACTCGTTGATATCATCTGCGCCGATACGCGCCAATTTCGCGGCGGCTTATGGCGATATCAATAATTTGACCGGACAAAACAACGGCGGCCTGGCACCATTGGCGCCGTTGTTGGGACAACTTTGGTTGAACACGTCTGGCACGCCGTATACCTTGGAAGAATGGGATGGCAACCAGTGGGTTGCGACAGCTTACCTGAATGCGACGACACACACGTGGGCGACACCACCAGCCAGTCTGCCGTTGGGGGCTTCGGTCAATAATCCCGGCACCGGCTTGCTGGAGTCGCTGCTACCGGTGCAATCGCTCAATCAAACCAGCAAGACTTACACGACGACGGATTTCTTCAAGAAGACGCGGCGCTCGAATGCCGGTATTGCGATGGCAGATACCTTGCCAGCATCGACGGCTACGGGCTTGTCCAATGGCACGCAACTCAATATCGCCAATGTCGACGCGTCTGCGTCGATTACGCTGACGGCGGGAGCCGGCACAACCATCAATAGCGCTGCCACTTTCGTCATTCCGCCAGGTCGCGATTTCTGGATGACTTATGATGCGACGAACGCGACCTGGCGCGGCGTTGCCAATACCGGTGCACAAGTTTTGTACGGCGGCACCGCGCCGAATGCATCGCAACTCTTTGGCGGATCGGCGATTGCCGGACAAGCTGCAACGGTGTCCTTGGGCACCTGTCTAGGATTGACTGGCGGTGTGTTATCGGACACCTGCGGTGGTACTGTCACCAATATTGGCTTGGCGCTGCCATCGATATTTTCGGTGAGCGGAAGTCCCGTCACGGGGGCTGGCACGCTGACTGGGGCGTTGATTCCGGAAAACGCCAATGCGGTATTTGCAGGGCCGGTTGTAGGCTCAGCAGCCGCACCGACATTTCGCGCTCTTAGCGGCGTCGATTTGCCACTGCCGACGAGTTCTACGCTCGGCGGTGTTCAATCTTTGGCACCAGTGAGCAATCAATTCCTGACGGGGATCAGTTCCGCAGGTGCGCCGCAATCGGCGCAACCGTCGTTTGCCAACTTGTCCGGCTCGGCTGCTTGTTCACAACTCCCCGCATTGACGGGGGCAGTACTTGGTAGCGTGGGAAGTTGCGCGACGTCGCTGAACAATAGTGGCGTCGCGGCAGGATCGTATTCGAGCGCGAATATCACAGTCGGCGCAGACGGACGTGTGACTGCGGCGACCAATGGCGTCGGCGGCGGTTACCCATCGAATTTCGTGGTGAAGACCGCCAGCTACACAGCAGGTATTGGAGACAACGTCTTGGCCGACACCAGTAGCGGCAGCTTTACGATCACCTTGCCTGCTTCGCCTGCTCAGTTTGCGCAGGTGTGTGTTGTTGATGCTGCAGGAATGTTCGGGGCGAATATGCTGACAATCGCAGGAAATGGTGCAAATATCATGGGTGCATCCTCCAGCATGACTGCGTCGACACCGAATGCTTCATTCTGCTTGATCTACTACACGTCAATAACTGGATGGAGAATTTTATAGTGCGTAAAAATTTGAACCGCTGCGCAATCCTGGTTGCGCTGACCTTGTATCACCACGTGGGATTTGCCAACGACCTCTCTCAATATTTCGGTGGTGGTTTGTTGCAACCTGCTCGCTTTTATACGACTTCGCAAACGGTCACGATTCCGGTATCTGGGATGTATCGGATTAGCTTGGTTGGGGCGGGTGGATCTGGGGGATGTGCGAAGGGATCAGGTGTAGCAAGCGGAGGAGGTGGTGGTGGTTTTGTGGAGGACGATGTTTACATTTCTGGTGGCACCATAATAACGATCATCTTGGGAATAGGCGGCGGCGCCGTGTCATGTTATTCCAATGCAAATTATCCAACGTCGTCTGTGCAAAGCAGCGCAGGAAATGTTGGTGGCACGTCTACTATATCTTGGGGAAACATCATACTTACGGCCTATGGTGGAGGGGCCGGTTCTGGAGCCGAAAGTAATTTTAATAATTTTGCAGGCGGGGCGGGCGGTGGTGCCTCGGGAGGCACGAATAATCAAACTGGTGGAGCTGGCGGCGGCGCCTCAAACAACTCCAATGGTACTGGCAATGCTGCCGGAGGCGGTGGCGCATCAGCAAGTCCTTATGGTCCTGGAGGTGCGGGGGGAGCAGCGGCCTCTACGGGTACTTCTGGCAATTGCGCGTCAGGAGGAGGTGGCTCCATGTATGGATATACAGGAGCTTCTGCAAGCGTTGCCGGTGCAGGGGCAGTGGCTGGTGGCGGTGCGGGACAGGGCGGTGCTGGAACTAATCTTTCTACGGTCGGTGTCAATATGTTGGGATTCAACAATGGAGAAAGTGTTGATGGCGTGACCCGTGCAAGTGGATTCGATTCGTTATTTGATCCCTGGCGCGCCTTGACCGGTGCTGTAGGTAGCAGCGGCACTACGGTTTCTATTGCAACTGCGGGCGCGTTTGGTGCCGGGCAAGGCGGTGTTGCTGCCGGAGCGAATGTGAGTAATACCGGCGCTGTGTATTTCGGCGGAAGCGGTGGCGCATCCACCTATAACGGCAGCTTTTCTGCCAGCAGTTCCACGGTCGCGTTTGGTGGTGGTTCCGGTGGTGCAGCGGGAGATAATTCTGCGTCATCGGGCAATGGCGGTAATGCCATCGCCTCGATCGAGAGGATCAAATAGATGGCGATTGATAGAAACAATATTACTAGCAAGCTGATCAACGTCGAGCAGTCATAAGGGGGAGTCATGGCAACCAACTGGGACGACAACATCTCGCGCTATGACAGCAGCTTCGATTTCTGGGATGAGGTCACGCCGCTGCCGACGGCGCCGCCTGTCGGCAGTCAAGCCGATATATTCAATCGGATCAAGACGCTGATCCCACGTTCGTGGTTTCAGGCTTCACCGAACTTCGATGCGACCTTACAAGGCGCTTCGTGGGCGTTGTCGAGTGCCTATACGCGGATCACGTATGCAAGCTTGCAGACGCGTATCAAGACCGCGAGCGACGGTTTCCTCGATTTGATTTCCCATGATTTCTTCGGCACCAGCCTGCCGCGTTTGACCTTGGAGACGGATAGCGCGTTTCGCTCGCGCATACTCGCCAACTTGTTTGTGCGCGGACCAACGCGGGCCGACATGGCCAAGGTCTTGACACTGCTGACAGGCGTGGCACCGACGATTTTCGAACCGGGTAATACGACCGATTCCGGCGGTTGGGGCGGGCGCTTCTATTGGGATGCCGGTACCGCAGTTGGTGGCGGATGGGGTGACCCCTTGCCTTATCAGTCCTTCGTCACCGTGTACCGACCGATAGGCAATCTCATCTCGCTTGCGGAGTTGGATACGGTGCGCTTCGGCTTCGACGAGAACGCGTATTGGTCGGACAATCCACCCAGTTCACTCACCGATGCGGCGATCATCGCTGCAGTTGAAGCGACGCGTGCGGTGGGCACTGTCATCTGGCTGCGCATCGTCGATGCGCCGGTTTCTCCGTAATTGTAGTTCGCTTAACCACAGGCCGCATGATGCGGCCTTTTTTATTTTTGAGGTTACATGGATCGTTCCATCGTTTATTCGCAAGAGCAGGGACGCAGTACCGATTTCCTGTTTGCACAGCGCGCAGCAATGGTAGGTTTGTCAAAGCTGGCAGCGGCCGTCCTCGGTACCACCACCAGCGTCAATGGCCTGGCTTGCTCTCCAACCAGCCCGGCATCGCTGGCGGTCAATATCGCGCCTGGCGAAATCTATAGCATGCAGGATGTCGATGTCACGCCTTACGGTATCTTGCCTGCCGACACTTCTGATCAGATCCTGAAGCAAGGGATATCGATGCAGGCGGTGACGCTGAATTGTCCGGCGCCGACCACCAGCGGCTATAGCATCAATTATCTGATTGAGGCGATCTACCAGGATAACGACACTAATACCGTCGTTCTGCCTTACTTCAATTCGGCTAATCCCAACCAGCCGTTGACCGGGCAAAACAACAGCGGACAACCGCAACCGACACAGCGCCAGGGGCAATGCATCCTGGTGGCGAAGGCTGGCGCGGCAGCAACTACCGGCAGCCAGGCCACACCGGCGCCAGACGCGGGTTATACCGGTTTGTGGGTGGTTACGGTAGCTAACGGCCAGACTGGCGTTGTATCGAGCAATATATCGGTTTATCCGGGCGCGCCTTTTCTCGGCATTAACTTGACCAATATCCTAACCTCTCTGACAGGATATGCGCAGCTTGCCGCGGTCCAACAATGGACGGCGGCACAGCAAGGAAAATTCGTCAGTGTAGCGGCACCGACAGCGAATGGCACGTTGACCTTGAATTTCGCGCAAGGTAATAACTTCGCCGTCGGCGCTCCCGGTGGTGCGCAGGGAATTAGCGGGAACTTCACCTTGGGCATTCCAGCGAATGTCACGCCTGGCCAATCCGGCTTGATCAGCTTCTTCCAGAACGGCACAGGTGGCTATACCTTGACCCAGGCCAGCGGCTTCAAGGGCGCAAACGGCACGCGTGCGCAATTGACGGCTGGTGCCAATGGCCGCGACACCTTTGCTTACTATGTCGACCAGGATGGCACCATCGTCCTGTCGGCAGTCAACAACGTGTCGTAATGGAGCGCTCATGACAGTTCCTGCAAACCTGAATGCGGCCTTCTTCGGTCGCGCTGTCGGCCATGCAGTCATCTCGATTGCGACGCCCTTCAACGGCAGCTTGGTTGGCAATAATTCGGTAGCGGTGGCGATCGGCGGTACGGCCTCTTCCAGTGCTGGCAATATCACTTCGGTGCAATACCAGATCGATGGTGGCGCTTGGCAGGTTATTTCTATCACGCCTGGTCCGACGGTCAATTATTCCGGCGGCAATGCGGGTCAAATCGGTGTCGGCAACCATACGATTACCGTGAAGACAACGGATGTGGCGAACAACACGGCGCAAGTGTCATCGTCCTATACGATCGCCGCTACCGTCGCAAGCCCGTCATATAGCTGGGCTCCGACGGATACCTACAACGGCCAGCACCATTATCTGATGATCCGCAATTCAATACCGAATGTGACCGTCGCATACGAAAACAACGAATACGATGCGCACGGCAATATCCTGATCGGCAGTACCCAGATTCCGCTGGGCATGACGGATGCGAACGGCAATTTCAGTTATACCGGAACGGCGCAGTGGGCGGCCAATGCGTGGACTGATTATGTGAACTTGTATGTCAACGGGAATAATGTCGCCAATTTCAATTTCTCGAACTTCGGCGCCAACCCAACGTATTCCTATACACCAGGCATCTCGCCAAGCGGTGTCGTCACCCTGAGTATTGCCAACTCCTGGGCCAGCTCCGTCGTTTCCCAGACGATCACTTATTCGCCATCCGGCAGAACGGTGGGGCCGATGGCCCTGGGTTCGACCAGCGAATACGGCAATTTCAGCGCGGCCAGCAATTTGTCGTGGGGTAGCGATACTTTTGCGACGATCAACGTCTCACTCGCGGGTCAAGGGATTGGCACTTACTCGTTCACACCTTGACGACGTTCATGTTCAACAGCAAGCGCCCTATGTGGGCGCTTTTTTTATGTCTTGTTCGCCGCTCGAATGAAAGGAGCACAGCATGAATGCACCAACCGGTTTTCATGAAATGAAAAGGGCACTGCACGAAGACTTTTTCGTTGCTGATCATGCACCGCGTACTGCAACTGCCTTGTTCGAGCGCACGCGCAAGGAATTGATTGCGGCAGGTGGTCGCTGCTGGATATGCAACAAGTCGCACACACATGAAGAACCACTCGAGTTACACCACAGCCATATCGAGCGTTGC